TAATTTGTCCGTTTAGTTTGTCCGTTTAGTTTGATTAAGGTGCTGGGCTCGGCGAACGGACAAGAACACCGACAAGGCTAACGCACCCAGCTAAGACATTATAGTGCGGGTAATCTCTGTACGTAAAGCGACGATTGAACAGATGACCCTGTACCAGTACCGTCAAGCGTTTGCGTGATACTAGTGGGGCCGCCCAGCTCCGGTGTAGCAGCGGTCAAGAAAGCTTTCGGCATACTAAACGACATTGAGCCATCAGGGCCATTTAAGATGATATAGAACGCCGTTTCAGTCTCATCAATAAAAGATTGAATTAAATCTGTATCATCCATAAATGCAGACATTGAGATAGTATTAGTTGCTCTTCCTCTCTCTACGAATGCAACGCCTTTGTCGCCCAATTCAAACTGTGCTGATGCTTCGTTGTCGTTGGTGATAGTCGTGGATGTAACAAGCGCTTTTAGTGCGCCATCAACCAGCACCTTACCATCAACACCGGCAAACGAACGAGTGACAACGTTGTTGGTAAATGTTGAGCCAGCAGGTGGAGAAGAAAGCAACACTTGCGTGCGACCAAGTAGCGGAAATGAGCCCGTTACTTGTGCGTTTACAGCAACCTCAAAATTAAATCCTGTAAACTCTACACCTTTGGTTAATAGATACTTATCAGTAGTGCCGCAATTTCCGCGAAGCCACGTCAATACCGATACTGTTGAGCATACCGAGCCAGTGCCAATCTTATCGCCTGTTGTGTAATCGCTCGTTACATTTTCCGCTGTTAGCTCGACGGTTATACCTGCCCCAGTAACAACCAAAGCGGTAACGGTGGTAACGATGAAGGGGACTGCGTTATTTCCCGTAAGATCATCAAATCTAATCAAGTCGCCAACAGTAACCCCATCACTGACAAAGCTGCCAGCAGCACGTGTGAATGTTTTGGCGGCATCATCAACGGTCATATCGAGAGCCGCTTGGGAAATTCCAGCTACCCAAGTCGAGCCCATAGCATTAGCTATAAGCTCGTCTTGATTTGACTGTGATAGCTCTACCGAAAACTCGCCTTGGGCCTGCTCATTGCCAACACGAATGCCCGTGATCTCTCGAGAGTCATCAAGCACGTCTGAAATTAGCGCATCTTTGATTATCGCAGGAAGTCCGCCAGTGTTAAAAATGGTAGTCCACTCAGGTGTCGCGGGTGTAACACCTGGAGTAACTTCTTTGACATAGTAGCTGGAGGATCTTGCCCCCGAAAATGGTGAAGTCATGATAATAGCCTCTTAAATTTATTTGATTATACACTAAAGTCGTGCTGTGTAAGAATTCCACACAATAGACATCGATCTTGTTGCCCAGCCACCGCCAACTACAAGTCTCTCCAAGCTAACGGATTCTATCCCGATACAAACATCATTGCGCGTTAAGTATTGCCCTGTCTTGAATGACTGATTAATTAAATCGGCCATCCTGTTAAGTGGAGCGCTTCCCATATCTTCGGCGTAATTAATATCGATTTGATATATCCCAGACCTAAATTCGCTTACACCCAAATCGGCCTGCACAACTGGTGCATTCAGCATAAAGCCTGACAGAAACGGCGTATCTGTAGATGTTGGGCATTCAATATTTTCAAAGCAAACATTAATGCCATTGGCATCGCCGAAAGTCTTTAGCGGTCCGTTAAACGCTTTTGTTAAATCTTCGAAATAATTCATCGTGGTAATGATCTCCTGGCCTCTTGCTCTAGCAAAGCATTGAATCTTGTCACGTTAACACGTAGCACACCCGTAGGCGCCTGCCTTGAAAATCCACCTACAGTATTTGGCCCATCCCTAAATCCGCCAAACTCTATAACCTCTGAATAAGGTAGGTTGTTTGTAAGCGTGAAGGTGCTCCAGTCTTGCAAGCCGTTTATTTTATCAATCATTGTGGATATGGATTGACTTTCTAGAACTACATTTTCAGTTGTTCCTGTATCTATCGATGCCCCGCTAGCGAACCAATTAGACCTAAAGCGACCCTCATCAACCGGAGAGGACTTTATAATTGCGGAGAATAAACTGATCGATGTGCCTCGTATAGCCTCTTCTGCTCCACCTTCAAACTGATCGGCGAATCGCTGTATATCAAGAGTGAATGAGTCGGCCACCATTAACCCCTGATTTGTATTTTGTAAACGATTGTGAGCGCCTTGCCCGTGTATGCTGATGGATTGGGCATAACAACCGAATACTCTTTACCATCCAGCCTTATGCGGCTATCAGCGCTAATATCAACGGCATTGGTCAGCACAAGCTTAATATCACCCGCCTGTATTGTCGTACCATCAATTGTACTTTCATCATACTGGACAGCAACACCAACCAGAGGTGTTTCAACATCAGCACCAAATACGTACTCGGCCTCGATATCATCCCATACCTTTTCCCCTGGCTGAATAAGCATAATACGATCATCGCCGATGCGCTCGTCAAACTCAGTTAATAGCTCGGTAGCCATTGCTTGCATATCAGTTGCGAATGACATTATCTAATCCTCAGTACAGCGCCAGATACGAGTATATTGGTACTATCTGTTACGTTCTCTACGTGAATTTCTACATCAGTATTTAATAATGATGATTGTGACTCTTGCCAAACTAGCGTTAATTGCTGCTGGTTATTAGAATCGACTCTAATCGGCCCCGCTCTACTGGATACATCAACTACACCATCAATTACTATGTAAGCTGCTATATCTTTATTTGTACCGCTCACAGGCTCTAGCGTTAGCATAGCTGTAATTGGTGAAGGCATATCCGTTTCATATAATGCACTCACCTTTCCTGCCGCTGTCGTAGCATATTGTGACGCATTCTTCTCTACCCACGTGCCAGCTACTAGCACAGAGTTTGACCCGTCAGTACTGCTAGCCGATATTACCGTTGCAGTGGCGTTGGCTGTAAGAGTGATAATTGCGTCAGGGTTTGAGTCTCTAACCCCAGAGTTTCCAGTAAAGTTAAACCTTATATCATCCTCGGTTATCCCGCTTAGCGGGGTTATTGCGCCGGTGAGCTGGCTTGACGATATGGTTGCCCTTTGGCCTGAGGTGATATTGACATTCCCAGGCAATCCTTTAAGCCAAATTGCGCCGGATGGCCCGTTTACTCTCAAGCTTACAAAGTCGAACGTATTAAAAGTCGATAGCGATATGTCGCAAAATATAAATGCTGGGTCAGTCGTTATAGTTGTTGATGAGTTTATGTTCGCAATTGTACTCATTGCCCCCGTTGTTATGCCTTTGTTCGCATTAAAACACTGAGTCGTGTTGTAGAAAAAGTTTGCTACGTTAAATACGCCAATCTCATCGCACGCAAGTATTCTACAGCCGATAACATTGACGGTAGTTGTAACAGAAACTTGCTGAAAGTCGAACAACTTAGCGTTAGGGGCTGATATGAGTATCGTAAAGCATCTAAACCCAACAACATCACTGCCACCAAAAAGAGTTCCAGTTCCATTCCATGTGAGCTTAGATGCTATCGCTGTACCAGTGAACTCAATATTATTCGGCATGTTAGTCCAAGACGCCGGTAACGTTGTCGGTAATGTTATAGCGCTGCCGATGTAATATTGAGTGTCTGGCAACAAAGGGTCTGGGAAGTCGGCGTATTCATTAATGACTCGACGGTTTAATATATTGACTTTCGATCCATCAAACGTAACTGGCCCCAAGAAATCCTGAACTGTCAGCTCTTCCAGATTTGCCGCTGATGTAACTATTTGTGATGTGACTGTGCGCAGATCTGCAGGTGATATATCTCCAGTGGTATTGTCTGGAAAATCAGTCGCTATTAGGTCGAGTAATCCATCTTTATCAAGTGCCATATTTAAACCCTATTTGTTCTCATTGACAGCCCGAAGCTAACGCACAATAAAGCGCTCATAGCGTCCACGGCTTGAGTTATTGTTATTTCACCGCCAGTCTTACCGTTATCAAAGAATGACCTCTTAACAGCGCCTACGACTTCCTGTGATGCGATAGATAAGCCGTTATCCACCGGCATAACATCGGTTCCCTTGCCGTACTCGACACCGGCCATCATCTGAGCCGCGACGATATCAGCGGGAATTGCATCAGTAGCAATATCAACCTGATTTCGACCGTAGCAGTAATAAGCATCAGTGCGCGGCCATGCACCAGTCTGAGTTGTGGTTGTTCA